TCCTCATCAGATGATTTTGCTTTCTGGGAACGTATGCATCTTATCCCGTTTGAACTCAGCTTTGTGAAGCGACCGCCGCGTGCAGAGAATGAGCGGCCTGTGGATCTGGAACTTGCTGACAAGGTGCAGGCCGAAGCCTCCGGTATTCTGGCCTGGTTGGTTCGGGGGTGCCTCGAATGGCAGGAGCAGGGGCTTAATCCTCCGGCCAAAGTCCTTGAGGCTACCGCTGAATATCGGCGCGATGAAGACCTGTTGGCCGATTTCATCGATGAGTGCGGGTATATCCCAGAACAGAAACCAGAGGACACATGGGTCAACGCAACGTTCATCTATGACGTTTTCCGCTGGTGGTTCAAACGCAATATATCAGCCAAGAAAACTATCCCGCAAAAGACGTTCGGCAAGCTCATGAAGAAGCGTTTTAAGCACGAGAAGAAGGGGACCTATCGGTATTGGGGGATCTCTGTCCTTCAGGAGGTTTCAGATGAGATGGAGAAAGATAATGATAGTTGGAAAAAATAGACCATTGGACTGTTTGGACCGTGATCATTGGGGTTCGTCCATGTGGGTAACCTGCTGAAATAAAACAAGGGATTCGTGCGTCTGAGACCATAGGACCCAATCCTGACAATTCTCTGACTAAGAAGAACTATGATTTCACATTTATCTTATCTCTCTTTTTTCGTCCTATGGTCCAAAAAAGAAATAAAAGTAAGAAGAATTAATATCTTGAGAGCGCGGACCGTTGGTATGTTTGATGGTCCTGCTTCGTCCAAAGGTCCGGGAGTCTTATCATGAACGTATTGGATTTGCTTCGAGAGACGGGCATCGAGCCAAGGTACATCAGCTCCACCAAAGGGGGAGAGTACCACTCCTCATGCCCTGGCTGTGGTGGGAAAGAACATCGCTTCTGTGTCTGGCCGGAGCAGAACGATGGCGCAGGCTCGTGGTGGTGTCGAATCTGCGACAAAGGCGGGGACAATATCGAATTCTTGCGGATCTATTGCGGCATGGATTTCCATGAGGCGTGCGAAAAGATAGGCCGCGATCCCGGCGAGAGACCTATTCACCGTCCTATTGCTCCTCGTTCGCGGGCAAAATTCCATCCCAAGACATTGGATGTTCCAGGAGAGCTGTGGCGCATCAAGTCCGGAGAGTTGGTGGCATGGGCTCATGATCATCTTTTGCGAAACAAGGAGCAGCTTGCCTACCTCTCTGGTCGAGGCATTTCCTTGGAGTCTGTGAAACTATTCAAGCTGGGGTGGAATCCTGGCAAAGACGGAAAAGATTTGTGGCGCCCCAGAGGGACATGGGGCCTCCCAGAAGAGATCAACCCCAAGACCAATAAACCGAAACGGGTCTGGATGCCTCGCGGGCTGGTCATTCCATTTTTTTGGAAAGGAGTGTTGCAGCGGGTGCGCTTTCGTCGGACGCCTGATGCCATGCAGCTGTTTGGTGGTGACACCAAATATATTTTACTGCCGGGATCGGCCATGGGTCCGATGTTGACCAGGGAAACTGGCCGGGCGTGGATCGTTGTCGAGGCGGAGCTGGACGCGATGGCGGTTGATGGCGCTGCGGGAGATCTTGATGTCGGGGCTGTGGGATTGGGCACGTTGAGTGGCAAGCCTGATGCCCGTTCATGGTCTCGTCTGAAGGACGCTTTGTGGATTGGCAATGCGTTGGATTTCGAATTGTACAAGCCGCAAAACGAAGAGGATGAGCGCAATTTAAACATGCAGACCAAGGTTAAGAAATGGTGGGAGAAGAACCTTGCTCAGTGCGAGCGGTGGCCTGTTCCCGAGGGCAAAGATCCTGGTGACTACGTCAAGGACCATGGCGGCAATCTGCGTGAGTGGATCAAGGCCGGTTTGCCTCCCCGGTTGCTTATTGGACGGTCGGCTCCTGTGGTCTCTGTACGGGGGGAGGGCGATTGTTCGTCCGTTACATCCAAGGGGGCGGGTGGTTTGCAATTAGCGGAGTCTGTCGAGGCCGTGCGGACTATCCTCATGACCAATCGGGTCGAGGTCCATGTATCCGAGTCTGGGATGGTGATCGGGTGTTTAGGCCCATCCGAGGTGGCAGTGCAGATCGCAGAACTGGGGTTGCGGCCAGTGGTGCGGGAGTGGTTTTCGCAGGTTGGGGAGGAGGTCGTGACGTATAGGAATTTCATGAAGCCTTTGGAGACGAAATGAAAGCAAACTCTTTGAATATAAATCTTTCTGAGAATGAGGTGGAAGCATGTCTTGCCGGGCAGTTTCTTAAAGTTCCTGACAGAACAGGAATAGTACGGGGTGCGCGGTACTCCATGAGCGTCAAGATTGGTGGCAAAATGGAGTTGGTGTCCGTGATGTGCAAGGGAACGCCGCGTCAACGTAAGTTGCGTGACGGTAAAAAGGTGTGGGTTGTGGATGTCTTTGGTTTTGGAATCTCCGGCCCAGTCTGGGTGACCAGTCTCAGGGAAAGGGTGGACGCAATGGAGGTGGAGCGTGGTTAAGGATCGTCGGATATTTAACACGCAGACCGATGCGATCGGGTTTCTGGTCGATGAGGGGTATGTCTCAAACAAGTCTAATTTCAGCCGCCATGTCAGGGAGGGCAAGGTGGGGAAAAGTGTGGATGGGGTCTTCGAGGCAGAATCATTGCTTTCCTACGCTGCGTTGAATGTCAAACGTACCGATTCAGGGAAAACCCTATCTCGTGAAGACAAAGACCGCGCAAGCGCCAAGGCCGAAGCTGAGTTGAATCTTATTCAGGAGAAATACAAGCGAGAGCGGATCAAACGTCTCAAGGAAGAAAAGAAGCTTATTGATCGAAACAAGGTTGAAATCGAGTTTGGAGCGCGGGCTGGGATACTGTCCTCTCTTTTCAAGTCCGAGATTCAGAAAGGTGGACGGGAGTTGGTGGAGTTGGTCGAGGGCAAACCCAACAAGACGGGTGACTTGATTCAGGCGTTGATCGATATGTTTGACAAAATGGCGACTGAATATGCGTCCATGAAAAATATAGAGGCGGTTCTGAGCGATGAAAGTGGCATGTAAAGTTGTCATTGATCCCAAATGGGTGCCCGGTGGTCATGTGGGTGATGGCTTCACAATCAAGCCTTGCAAGGCTGAGCGCAAGGTATTGCGTAAGCGTAAGCGGATTAAGCCGAGTGAGTGGGCGGAAAAGCACCGAGTGCTTGGACAGGAATCGGCGTTACCCGGTCCATGGCGCAATGATACTGCTCCATATGTGACGGGAATATTGGACGCGGCGTATGCTCCGGGCGTCAAGGAAGTGGACTGGTGTGCAGCTCCCCAGGTCGGCAAGACCGAGGCAGTCAACACACTGCTAGGGTATTCCATTGATCGTGATCCCGGTCCGGCCATGCTCGTTTACCCGGATCAGGCCACGGCCAAGCACAACATTGTTAAGCGCATTAGGAAGGGGCTGCTTGAACCAAGTCCCCGGCTGTCGACTTATTTGACGGGCAGTGAGGATGATTTCTCATCCAACCGAATAAATCTCCAGCACATGGCGATTTATACGGCGTGGGCCAAATCGCCATCTTCCTTGGCGAACAAGCCGATCAAGATCATTATTTTTGATGAGGTGGACAAATATCCCAAGGTTTCTTCCAAGAAGGAGACCGGGCCAATTCCCTTGGGTGAGAAGCGGCTCAGGACATACAAATGGTCCAGCAAGAACTTCAAGATTTCCTCGCCGACTATTCCAGGAGGCGAAATCTGGCAGGCACTGCTCGGCGCACAAGTGGTTTTTCAATACTATGTCCGTTGTCCTCATTGCGGTTCATATCAGAGAATGCATTTCAAGCAGTTTCGTATGCCCGAAGATGTGCGCGACACCGAACGGATCGAAGCGGAGCTGCTCGGCTGGTATGAGTGCGAAAACATGGGGTGCCGATGGGACGACCATGACAGGGACAAGGCCGTGCAGCTCGGTGAGTACCGTGATCCAGTTTCCGGAGTGGAAATGTTCGCCTATCTCAAGGTGCATCGGCCTCGCCGAATAGGATTTCAGACTCCTGCCTGGTTGTCTCGCTTTGTCACGTTGTCCGAGGTGGTATCCGCATTTTTGAAAGGGACCAAGGAACACGGCGGCAGCGATTGGAAGGAAATGGCCAAGGATTTCAAGAACGGCTACGAGGCTGAACCGTGGGAGGATTTCCACGTTCAGCGCGATGAGGACAAGATTGAAGCCATGTGTGATGAGCGTCCGCGGATGATGGTGCCGGGACCGATTGATGGACTGCCGAGAATTGCGGGTCTGGTGGCCGGGGTGGATACACAGGACAAGAGCCTGCCATATGTCATTGTGGCCTTCGGGTATGGCAAGGCTGAAGAGTCATGGCGGGTTCGCACCGGGTACGCGCTAACGATTTCCGACCTGGAGGAAATACTTTGGGGGCAGACATACAAGGATGCCGAAGGCAATGAGCATCGCGTGGAATTGGTGTTCTGGGATGCCATGGGCCACCGGACCAAGGAAATCTATACCGTTGCCACGCAGCGGCGCGGTCGGATGCTTCCTATCAGGGGTCGGGTGAATATCAATGCTCCGTTGACCTTTTCCGATATCGAATATTTTCCGAAATCCAAAATCAAGATTCCCGGCGGTGTGAAATTGGTGAACATCGACACCAAATTCTTCAAGGATGACTTGAGTACTGCGCTGTCTGTGGAGCCGGGTGATCCGGGTGGCTTCCATCTCTACAACAAGGATGAGATGCCCCACGACTACGCGGCACAGATGTGTGCCGAGTTCTTTGATGATGAATTGCAGGCTTGGATGCAGCCATCAGGCAGAAAGGTGGATTACTGGGATTGTGAAGTTTACGCTCGCGCTGCCTGGTATCATCTGGGCGGCTCCAATCGCGAGCCACCCAAGATTCAGCGAAAACCCAAAGAACAAATCAAGCAGAAGCAACCAACTCAATCTGACATCCTCGGCGGCTGGCGACCGGGATGGTTTGGAACTCGCTAAGGAGACGGCATGGAAGATAAGAAGAATTTGGGACCGGCACTTAACTGGAAACAGGCAATCAAACAACTCGGATGTTCCAAGTCCATGTTCTACCGCTTGGTGGATGAAGGGGAGTTTCCTAATGCCTTTCGGTTTGGCCGGAGCAAAGGGATTCGCGTGCCGCAGCTCGACATTGATGACTACCGACAAAAAATGCGGGTGGTGTAGGTTGCGGCGGCTTTGTTTCAGGCGTATAGCTTTTTCGATTATTGAAAAGCTATTTGCAAGGAGTTGAATATGCAGTTTTTATCGCCTCCCTCCTCCCTTTAATAAGTGATGCCGCCAGAGTGATCACTGTGGCGGCATTTATTCATTTTATATTCGCTGAATGTGTGGGCTAGGCAATTTTTTTTATTGTTCTTTAGACGGTTTAGCCTCAGCTTTGGGGTGTTTGGGTGGGGCTGATTTTGCGGTTTTGATGATATCCAGCAAGATGTATGAGAGGTCGTTTTTCGTTCCACTTCCATTTATAATTCTGTCGTCCTTTATAGCGATTTTATCCCACTCAATATCTTTTTTACCTGCGTATAGGGAAT